AGCAGCGATAGCCATCTCACGACGCTTTTCTTTTGACTTACCTTTGAACTGAGGTGCCTTTGACTTGTAAAAATCTTTTACAACATCACCCATGTCTGCCTTTTTCATGTTGATTTTTTCATCAATCTGCTCACCTTCTGGTTCAAAATGTGCTTTTTGAACGTTTGCAGACTTCTTGGGTGCGAGTGGAACAACCTGACCACCACCATGCTTTGGTGCTAACTTTTGAAGGAGTTTGTCTGGACCACCATAAGGTGTTGCATCAACTGCTTCATGAGTCATTCCAGGAATGATTTTACTCTTCTTGGATACTTTATCATGATAGGCAATGCTTTGCTTTTGTTGATCAGCATATCCCTTTCCTTTTGAAGGAGAAAGACGCTTATCACCCTTCTTTCTTTCAGCAGCAGCTTCTTTTCTTGATTCAGTATCTTGACCTTTTACTGCTTCAGAAACTGCTTTTCCGCTGTAAGATTTCTTTTTATTTTTAGCAACGTTCTTTTTGATCTCTCTATTCAGAAGTGCTTGCTTCAGTTTCATTCTCTTGCTGAGAGCAGGAGGATTACCAACCGCTTTAGCCATGGTCATACCAATGCCTTCTTCGATCTCAATCTCTTCACCAATCTTTTCCTTACGTCCTACACCCGCACCTCTATATGCGGTCTTAGACTTTTTTTCGACTGGACCTCTACCTGCAGCATAACCTGCTTTAGCAGCACTCTTAACTCTATCCGCAATTGATCTTACTTTTTTCTTTGCTCTGTCTGGTGCTGCTTGAACCTTTGCCTTTGCCTTCATTGCTCTACCAGCAGCATAAGAACCACGGGTAATCGCTTTTTTAGCAACAGACTTTATTCTGTCCTTTAAAGATCTCTTTGGCGCAGGAGCTGCTTGAGACTTTGCTTTAGATGCTGCTACCGCAGAATCATAATATCCCTCTTCAAGAGTGTTGAGTGCAGTATCAATTCCATACTCAACCTCATCTTGCGAGTATCCTTCTTCAACCAACTCATCATACACACTTTCAATGATGTCACCAATTTCAATTTCTTCAACGTACTGAGAGCGATACTTACCACCAGTTTTCTTATGAGTATCGGAAAGTTCTGCTGCTCTTGCGTCAGCATACTTTCTGCTCTTCACAGGTTTGCCAATCTTCTTCTCCTTCTTTCCATCAGGAGAACCCATTACTTGATATGGCATCTCATCAAGTTGAACCATTTCAATAATTTCACCACCCAGTTGCTCTATAGCTTCACCAAGTTTAGGATTAATCTTGACTTTGTTTTTGATGCCACTCTTTTCCTTGATTGGTTTTGAGTCAATATCATCAGTCATAATCTCAGATAAATCTTGTCTCCAGTTAGAAACAGACTCTCCAATTTTTGTTCTGACTTTCTTCTTACCATCTGCTGAAGGAACGAACTCCCCCATTCCCTTTTCTTTTGGATCATCCTTATCCACATCACCATCATTATCAGCATCAATTCTCTTGACTGCCTTTGATACAAGTCCTTTCAGATTCTTTGAAGGAACTTCATGAGGTTTGTGTGCCTGAACATGAATTTCAGCAATTTCTACCTCTTCTTTTTTATATTCTGGATGATCATCCAACTTCATACCGCGCTTTTTCTCAAGACGCTCTTTACGCTCTTTAGTTCCCTTTTCAGGATCTAGGTCACGAACACCTTCATTCATTCTCTTTTTCATTGCCTTGCTGATCGCCTTACGACGCTTCAGAAGATACTTGTCTGACTTATCATGATCGCCATCATTATCAACATCCTTGTCTTCCTTGCCTACAGGATCAAGACCCTCTGACATTTTTGCACGCTTTGCTCTTGCCTTTGCTAAAAGTCTCTCTTTTGCTGCCTTCTGTTCGTCCTTAGGGACATTGAACATATTACGATCCGTCTTCAATCTTTCCTTAGGTGCCTCTACTTCCTTGGCAGCCTTCTTCATTGGTTCTTTTTTATTGCCATCCTTGTCCAAGTCAAGGAAATCTGGTTTAGCAGCAACAGCTTCCAGATATACCTTTGAAATACCATTCAAAGGATTTGGTGCAATTCCAGACATGTTAATACGACGTTACTTTTTCTTATACTTATTTATGAAATTCTTGATATCAATTGTTCCAGTCATTCTCATTGTATACTGGCGATTGGAATCTGTTCCAATTTCTCTTTGCTTACCAGAAACACCTGATGGACCAGGATAATTTACAACTGCTTCCATGACATCACGGATCCATGCCTTAAACATATAGTTCTCTCTAGTCACACAGATCAAGTGATTGGTTCCTCTACGAATGATTTCACCAACCAATCCAGTATTCAAGTTCTCTACGATATCTCCAAGGTTGAAGATCCTATCGTTGATGTATTGATCACGCAAACCTTTTGGATCACATTTAGGTGCAATCTCCCACATCTCAGCAACTTTCTTTTTAGCCTTGATTTTCATACCTTGGCGAACTGCATCAAACAGTGCCTGAGTATCACCATCATCTAATTCTTTTGGAGTCCCACGACGGAATGCTTCAAAGTCTCCATCAACAACTGCTTTACGCATTTTAGATGCTGACATACCTTCAACACCCTCAGCATCTGCATCTCTTACACCAGCAGAGATAACACGAATCTGATTGAAGTCATACAACTCACCATTATATTTGGTTGCCAGATTCTCAAACTCTGCTTGGCGATCAGAACCTACGATGATATTAACACTACCATATCCTTCTTCACTTGCAGTGACAAGAACATTGAAGATGGACTTCATCTCATCATCGTTCACAATGTTCTCCTCATAATCAGGGAACATCTTCTTCATGTAGGAGATCTTCATATCAGCATCAAGAGGATTCTTTTTAGCATCCTGGGTTCTTGATGGATAGATCTTCAGATCTCCACCTGCTGCTGCTTTTTTAGCTGCGGCAAGTAACTTTCCGTGCCCAACAGTTGGTGGATTGAAACGTCCAAATGCAACTGTCAAGGTATCACTCATCTCATCTCCACCATCACCACCTTCGGGATCTGCTGGTTTTGCTTTTGGTTTCTCTTCTGGTGCTGCTTTTGGTTTTGCTGCAGCAGTTGGTTGTGGTTTTGCTGCTGGTCTCCCACCAGATTCTTCTTGTCCCTTTGCTTTCTTCTTATCAACAAACTTCAGTTTACCATCTTCAGTGGTCGCCACAAACTTCCCACGAGAGTCCAACCAACCACCATGGCCGTCGCTCTTGAGGTTCAGTTTTTTCGCCTGCATTGATGCCTGCGATTGCGCCTCACCTAGAAACTGAAAGAAACTTTTCATTTATATTGATAATCCTTATACTATATTTATCAAGCGCGAACATCGAACCTAAACGCAACGGAAGAAATTCCATCTCTGGACTTGGCACGAATGTCAATTTTCGTTTTTCTAACCATTTCTTGAATATATGCCTTATCAATTTTACCAAATTTAGTTGGAGATAACATATAGTTTGATGTGGCGGCAGAATTTGCACCAAAATAATTTTTACCAGTCAAAGTTTCCTCTATCAAACAATACAAAAAATGAGGATCTGATTCTAAGTATTCAAACAAGTCTTTGATCAATTGTGGTTTATTTCTTTGCAACCATATTTTATAATTTTTATCTTCTTTAATATTACCACTACTATCAACCAAATCTTTAACTATGTTTGGTTTTCTTTCTCTTGCTTTTGAAAGATTTTTTTCTGTTAATAGTTTTGTTGGAGTTGTAGCAATTTGATCAATAAGTTTGGATAACTTTTTACCTCTCCGTCCAGGACATTGAGCAGCGGTTGCAGCCATCGCCTTTGCTGTACTAGGACCCTCTGCACTAGATAATTGTATCGGACCCTTCATTTTAACAGAGCATCTTACAGAGTTTTTTCCGTTCTTTTGAAAAACAACATCAGTTTTTGGTTCTGGATCTCCAGCAATGTTCAATTCATCACTGTGATAGGCGTGTGCCAACAAAGATGCATCCGTTCTTTCTACAAGATCAACACACTTCTTTGCCTGAGATCCAACATCACCACTATACTCTTTTAGATTAGGATGTTTTTGTGCTCTTGCTTGAATTTCTGTATATGGAACTCCAGCTCTTACTAGAGACTCAAATACTATTGCCCATTCTAATTGAACACCTCTTCCCTGTGCCATCGGTTATCAACCCTCATTAACAACGACTGCTCCATTAAACCCACCGTTCCTACCATCACCAGGAGCAATGCGAGCATTAGCTTCGGATTCACCAGCATAGATCTTTCTATCACCATAATCATCTGTCCAACGAACACCACCTGCATAGTAGAGATCAATTGTTGGATTGAGCAGAGATGGTTTCTTAATGTGATATGCCATTTTGCAAATACTTTTTAAGTATTTAGAATGGAGAATAGCGGACTCGAACCGCTGACATCCTGCTTGCAAAGCAGGCGCTCTACCAACTGAGCTAATTCCCCAGAAAACGATTACATGAACAACACTTGGTTGATGCGATTATAATCGGTGAACATTCCAATGTCAAATATTGCACTATGAAGACTGTCTGCTTCATACAAGATACATCTATTGTATCTCATTGGAAAATGTTTTTCAACTCTCCAGTCAGGTGAGTTGTCAATTGAAGTTCTCAAACGTCGAAACAATTCTTGCTTTGGTAAATCATCTTCACCTTCAGAATAATAAATGGTATGAGTATTGTTTCTTAGAATTGACGTTTTGTTTTTATAACTATAAAGATTGGTTCCACCATTACACTCTTCTGGAGTATTCAAGTATATGACAGAAGCAAACTGAACTTTCTCTGAGAGTGGACTTTCTTTTGGATAGTAGTCTTGATGAGGGATGATTCCTCTAGGATATCCAAGAAGAGTTTTATCATTTACAACATTGCAAACAAATGCATTGTTTTTAACTCTCCATCCTCTCTCAAAAACTTCTGGATCAAACTTCTTTCTCCAAAAAGGCATCTCAGAACAGAGTTGTAAGAAGATGTTTTTGAGTTTATTAGAAACTTCATCCGTCTCCATGTAAACTCTATTTCCAGGGAGACCAGATATCAATCCAGGATTTTCATCAGAGGTTATCTGATGTTGAGCCAGACACAGTTCTCTAACTTCATCAGGATTTTTATAGAAGTTATCAATGACAACTGCAGACCTATTTTCTGGTCCGATGTTTGTTAGAACAATAAGTTCAAATTCATCGTTAGGTTCAAACATCCAAGGCAGACTCTAAACTTTTATCGATGTCAACGATAACTTGACGAATCTCTTCGATTCTCTCAGGAACAAAATCAGTTCCATACCCTCGTTGTGCTTCAAACAAAACTTGTCTAACTGCAGCTGCAGAACGAACAGGGATTTTAATGGTTACGTTTTTCATACTTCATACTTATCAAATAGTTTTCGAATGTTTTGAGTGATTCCCATTCCACCAGTGTAGGTCTCTAGAAGTTCTCCGTTTTCATCAGCAACAACAAGAACTGGAGTAGCAGTTACTCCATATTTTTTTGCAAGAGCAAGGTTTTCTTCAGGGATTGGTTCATCACTGAAGTCCTCAAGGAAAACTTCTTGAATGACACTAGTGCGGTCATCTTTGAGAGCATTGATATATCGTTTTACAAGACCACAAGGACCGCAAGAATCTTTAGTGAACATGAGAAACTTGGTCACAGGTCTCCCTCCTTACGATTCTCAGAGTAGTGAACATCAAACTCGCCACCAGGATAACGTGCTTTGAGTTTATCCACATTCATCTCAATGATTTCATCAAGAGTAGTTTCCAAACCCATACATGCCTGCATAACATACCACATGATGTCACCCAGTTCACGCTTCAGGTGAAACAGGTTTTCTTCATTGACAGGTTTGCCTTGAAAAACAATCTTCTTTACAACTTCAGTGAACTCACCAGCTTCGGCAGACATACCTACCGCAGCAGTAAGCAGTCGCTCGGTAGGAAAGTTCGAGTTGTATAGATCGGCAACACGAGCAGTGAATGCTTTGGGGTCTTTGCTTTCTTGCGACGTAACCGCATTAACAAATTCAGCATACTTATTAGGGTCAATCATACTTCAAATGGTTGTAGTTCGGATTCAGGTAAAATTTGTTGAGCAGGAAGTTCAAAGTCTGGTGCCAAGCGAATGTGAGGCACATCAACAGTCTTTGGTGGATGAGGAAGATAGACCTTGTGGTAGGTAAATCCTTTGTGCATTTCACAAGCTGCAATGGCATCTTGCTCAATGCCACAATGAACATACCGTTCACCATCAAGGTTAAGCACCTCAAAGTAGTGTGGTAGTTCACCAGCAACAATTTGAGACTGCAGTTTTCGAGTAGTGAGTCCCATGTCAGAACTTGAATCCATCAAATGATTTCTTTGGTTTTGGTTCTTCATAAGTATACTCTTCTTCTTTACCGTTGTCAATAATATCGTTCTGGGCAGACTGCTCACAATCATACAGTCTCATCTTTGCACGGTCAATGCCAACCACAAAGCGTTTATGAATCGTAGGATCATTGTATCGATTCTTCAGTTGCTTCACAAGTATCTGTCCCAAGGATTCAAGTTCTTCAGTTGAAATAAGGGCAAACATAAGATCAGCAGTAGCAGGGAGACCAAAGGACTCACTAGTGTCAGTAAGCTCAACGTCACTGCTACCATAACCAGAGCGAGTGGTCTGCGTGGCAGAAACGATAGGGACGTTTGCCTCAACAGCCAACCCTCGTAACTCCTCTGCAATTGCTTTAATATAACTATATGAATTGACAGTGCTGTT